GGCTATTAGCACTTGGTAAGTTGAATCCTTTAACATACGTCACGCAATGAGTAAGCCCAAGCTGTCTAGCCATCCTGAGCCTCGCTTTAATCATCTTCTTCTGCGTTCCACGGCCCCTGTAGGACTTCATTACCCCAGCCCTACTAAAATACCCCAGACCCTTGTTTTCCTTTCTCCTGCACAGTTTTAGCCCACTAAAGCCTACTGGATTACCAACCTTGTTGTAAGCTATCCACCAGTAAGTATCCTTTAACGATACTGGAGAATCACCTACAAAACATTTCCTGTCTAATTTAGACACTATTTGTAGATAAGTAATGGTTTTCTTATCCAATCCTAAACTTTCTAAAGGGATACTTCCAAGGTGATCTTTAACACTTTCTTCAATGGAATCATTAGAAGGAGAAACACACAGCTTAATAGATACATTAGAGTTATTATGCATAATATTATTGATAAATTGAAGATCAGGGTTATCGAGATTTAGCTTAGAGGCTAATGAGTTACAACCTTTTTAACGGATTCCTTAACCAACACTTTAAGCAACACTCTTTTCCAAAGGAGAATTTTTAACATCGCTTTAAGTCCTTGTTAAGATTGATTGTAAAAGGGGTAAAAAATCCTGTCAAGCATCTTTTTTTAAAAAAGTTCTAAAAGGTTGATGGTTAATGATTTGTGTTGTCGTTAAATTTAGGGTCTTTGAAAGAGTCTTGACTGAAACAGGGTCGTCCATCTTCAGCTAACGCTGGAAAATGACGAAGACATCTCAGTGTTCTTTCTTTCAATAGCTTAACAGTCTTGGGTCTTGTTTCGTGATACAACAAGTCCCTAAGAAACTCTTGGGTGTATTTCAAACTACGGTATTGTTCGTATCTAAGGCTCATAGATGAAGTAAGAGGAATTTTTTAAGTTTATGGTATTCAGTAGGGTTAAGATCGTCTTTCCTATTTGGAGCAATCATTCTGTGGTCGATGATGCTATCGAAAGGAATCTGATATTGCTTAATAATAGGTCTTAGATATTCAAGACATGAATACATCTGAGCAACTGTTAAAGGCTGTGAATAGGTGTCTTTTTCAAAGGCTACTCCAACACTGATGCTATTGAGGTCTTTCTTTCCCTTCCAGCTTGCTATTCCAGCGTGCCAAGTTCTTTGGTTAGGCCTAGCCAAGACTGTTCTTTTACCGTCTTCAGCAATGATACAATGGTAAGACACCCTTGAAGCAGGGTTAAGACACCAAGCCACGCTTCCAGCATAAGACCCTGCTGTATGGTGTAAAACCACGTATTGAGGCTTGATGGGTTTTGGAGATACATTGGGAGAGGGTTTGAATGATTCGCTGAAACCCACTTTCTTTTGAGCTACAGGGGGTCTGGGAGCCTCTTTTATCGGTTTTGGGGGTGAGGACACCGGAATGGGTTCTTTTTTGGTTTTAAGGAGGTTTAGGAGTGTGGTTAGGATGTTCATATTACGTTTACGGTTGAGCTTATCCACGTTCTGTCTCGTGGTTTGGTTCCGAAGACATTTTCGGAAAATTTACGAAGTTCTTCATCGAGCTTGGCTTCCTTGGCATCTTCTACGGCTCTGTCGATGTCTTGGGCCATTCTTTCTGTCCAGAAGGATACACCAATGGCTAGGGCATCAAGACGGTCATCTTGGGCAAGAGCACCACGGTCTTTGGTGATGCGGCTAAGTTGGTAAAAGAGTTGGTAGCGAAGGGCCATTTCTGGGGGAAGGTGTTGGTTGTCTCGGTAGTCACGTTCAATGACCCTTTTATCCACAATGAGCCTGTGTTGGTTAAGGATTGGCTCAAGGGTGTCGATAATCCGAAGCTCCTTCTGTTTGCTGTGCTTAACTTCTTCCACGGTGCATGGATAAATGCGTCCTAGAACTGGTCTAAGCAGTTGGGTAAACATACCTCCACCGTAGTTTTCCTCGACAATGATTTGTGTTACTTTCTGTCGTTTTGCGACAGTTGCCAACGCATTTAGAGTGTCATCAGTGTATCCACTGTTAAAGCCTCCGCTTTCAGTCAGGAAAAGCATACCGTGAAGGTATTTGAGGACTGCGTAGGCTGTTTCATCCTTACCTCTACCGGATGGGTCAATAGCCATAATACTGCCCTCGTAGGGTAGCCAATCCTCTTTGCTGACAAACATGGGGCTGTAGTAACGATCTCCACTCATCCCGACACACGGAAGGTCATCAATGACGTAATCAGGGCTACCAGCCCAAGCAATCTTCTGGGGGGAAAGCTCATGGTTAAGGCTCATCACGCAAAGGTCAGAGAGCTTTAGCGGGTATCGCTCCATGTCTGATAAGCTCGTATCAAGCATGAACTGAAGCTGGAAACCACTCTTACCATAACTAGCTTCACGCTCCATAAGGTCAAGGTCACTGAAGCGTTTTGGGTCAGTGGTTTTGTAAGAAATGTTGGGGTCTTTTTCTAACAACTCTAGGATTTTTGGAGCCAGTTTATCTCCATAGGCTACAACTTTGTTTGCTTCAGGGTATCGGGCAGGCCAAATACGGCAAACGTAGCCACGTTCTTGTAGCTTGTTGTAAAGGGATTCCTCGCATTGTGGAGTGCCTAGAAACATGATCTTACCCTCCGGTTTAAGCACAGCTTCAAATTCCTTAACCGATTCGGCAACCCTATCCCGCATACCTTGGGTCATGGAATTGTTGGCACTCTCTACGTCATCGGCAATGATCTCATCAGCACGGCTACCAGTAATCATGCCAGTGATGCCTACAGACTTCACAGAAGGGCTGTGGGAGGCTCCTGCTGGGCCAACGTCAAAGGCTATCTTACTGCTGCGTTGGTCTTCTGTGGGACGGAGATGTTGGAGAATGGGAAGCTCATTGATAAGCCGAAGGGTAAAGGTGCTAAAGTCATCAGCACGACTCTTGGAAGCTGAGACAACCAAGAACTTCTTATCAGGGTTTAGCAGTAGTTGGTGACAAACGTGAGCACTTGTGATGTAGCTTTTACCCACACCACGAAAGGCTTCAATGATGGAACGCTTTGGAGCGTTTTGAATGAACTCAGCTATATCATATTGAATATCAGTAGGTTGGGGAAGATTAAGATGCTTCCACACTACATACAGAAAGTTCCGAAAGTCATGTAACCTTGGGTCAATCGCTACTGCGGTTTTTGCGTGTTTTGACTGGTTTCTCGACATAGCGTTCTAGGAAGAATGTTTCACCCTCTGGGCCAGTGGTAAAACGAACTTCGTATTTGTTTTCCATAAGCCAATTAAAGATTTCATTCTCATGGGGATGTCCCTTCCACACTTCAACAGAAAGGAAGTAAGGACGGCTTTTCATGTCTTTAAGCACAGCCCATTCCATGCCTTCACAATCCAACACCATAGCGTCAATCGTGCCGTCATCAATAACCCTGAAGGGAAGTGTCTTAACAGTTGTGGTGGGGCCGTAACAGGGGGTTGGACTCCAGTGACCTTCAACGTAGCTAGAGCCTCCGTTAATACGGAAATTCACCATTCCTTCTACGCTTTGAGTATCGGTAATGGCTACCCGCCAAATGTCAGCTTCAGGCATAGCGGCTTGAGCCAAATCGGATAGCTCTGGGTTAGGCTCAACCAAAAGAACTTTATCAGCAAGTTTCTCACGGTAAATATCAGGAGCAGCCGCAATATCCAAAGGCCCAACACCACATTCACAGAAGGTTCTAATCTTCAGGTCTTTGTTGAGTTTGAGGATGTAAGCAAAATCGGTAAACCAACGGATTTGACGAAGTTCTTCAATAGTTTTCATTTGTTTAGGAGTTGTAGGGCTTTTTTAAACACACGGTCAGGGTCAAGGGAAGCCAAGACCTCACACTGACCGGACTGACTGCAAGGTTTGTCTTTAGGGAAAATACCATTTTTGTTGTTGCTGTGATGTCTGCATGGAGCACATTCCCCACGTTGCTGAAAACACCACACAGAGTCAAAGTAATTGGTTCTCAAGTCCCATTGAAACGGAGCATACAGACCAAGAGCTTTTACACCCATAGCCCCAGCAAAGTGAATACCGCTTGAATCTGGGCCAATAACAAGGTCACAAGACTTGAGAAAAGCTACAGATTCCTCCCAAGACATACCCTCTTTGGTCATGTTGTAAACCCATCCTTTAGCTGGGGTTGAGCCAATCTCAATGCTGTTTGGTTCCCCAAGAAGACACACTTCAAAACCCCCTTCTTGAGCTAGTTTTGTCACAAGTTCACATGAGTTTTTGTGAGGATAACTCCTTACAGGGCTGGAAGCAGACCATTGATAGCCAATGCGGATTCGATCTTTATTCTTGGCTACAGGAATGAGATGAGCTTTGTGAACGTGTTCCTCTTTTGGAGTGTAAACAAGGGATTTCTTGATTGTTTCCTTGTCTGGTAAAGCCATCCCAGCAGCCCAAAACATACAATCTACAGCAGGAACCGCATCGTTATTTTCAACTGCACCCTCTAAATTAAGGATGTAGCAGTTTTGCGGTAATTCTGTGGCTTTGATGGGAAACGGTAATACGTTATCAACAGATTTGCAATTAAGCGCAACAAAGTGATAGTGTTCGTTACAAACTACCGTCAGTTTGCAGTTGGGAAACTTTCGTTTAAGCTCATCAAGAAGCGGGAACATGAACAAAATGTCACCAGCCCCACCAGCACGGAACACGAAAATCTCTTTACCGTCCAAGTCTTCAGCGGAGACAAAGGTTTTAAACACATCTTTTTCAATGTTGTGGACAGTCAGGTTTCCGTTGCTACGGACAGCGAAGTAGGAGACTTGCTGGTTTTCCACAAGATATTCACAATTACTTTCAATAGGGAGGGACAAACCCTCAATAGGTTCTTCCAACAGGATTTTTTTCATTTTGGTTGCTCTTTTTTGTTTCTACTAAGACTTGTCGCCTCGGTTTTTGGAAACAGATCGGATACGGAGGTTCTTCATACTATTAGAACCCCCTTTTTTCAAGGGTTTTTTGTGGTCAACATCCTTACCTTTGAGCTTGGCTTTACCGTGCTTCTTAATCATCAACCTCCGTGCTCCGTTGCGTTTGGAACGGTTCTTGATTTGGGACGGCTTGGAGTGGTATTCCCGATATTCTTTAGCGTAATCTCTTTTAGCCATGAGCTTGTTGTTTTTCTTCAAACGGAAGCACCAAAGCAAGTTTCTGGGCAGGATGCTCAGTCTGTGGGACTACCGTGATGTTGTTATCTTTAAGGAGTTGACGAGCTACGTTCAAGTCAGCAGGAGCCGCTTCACCGCTAGAGATACGGTTAAGCAGTTCTTCAGCCAACTGAACTGAAAGTTTTTCAAGGACTTCTTCTTTGTTCATCGCAAAATAAGGTGTTTCATGTTGTCTAGGAACAAACCAATAGCTGTTCCTATTGCCGCAGCATAGCCAATAGTGTGTGATCGGCTATTTTCAAGGTGTTTAATACGTTCGTCATGCTTGTCAAAAGAAGCACGGAAAAAATGTTGGTTTTCAAGAACCACATCCAATTTTGTCTCTAGTCTTACAAGTCTTTCAGCGTCTTCACTCATACCGCCGACACCACCAATCTAGCTCGTTTTACTGTAATGGTGTCTGTTCCGCTGTGGTTAGCCACCATAAGAGCAACACTTGTGTTGTTAGGCATATAAATAATCCACGAAGTTACAAGTTTAGCTTCTTGATTACCAGAGCCAGTAAAAGCCCGACATTCTGAGTTAGCTATGCTTCCCTGTCCTCCAACATGGTTAAGACGGACACCCAAAGTTTTGTTATTTCCAGCCGTAGCATCAACACTTCCATACACTCGAAAGAACCTTCCAATACCGGACACGTTTTTAAGAACAAAACCGTTGGTTGAGGTGTCTAGCTCAATTCCATTAGCCGTTGCAGCGTCAAGCGTGGCAGCTACACTTGTTGGAAACAAAACGTAAGTTCCTTGTGTGGTGATAGATATTGTGCCGTCCGTCATTCGGGAACACTGACCCATGACCGACATAGTGTTAAAGATACCGTAAAGCTCAAGGTTATCGTGTTCTTCTTGAAGAAGGTAAAAAGCCTGTAGGCTATCGGTGTCCAAATCATTTTCCCCAAGACGAGAGCCGTTTTGAAAGTCCACAATTCGGGAGGCATTTGGAGTTTCACGCTTTAGACGAATAGTATTGGCATTGGCTGGGGCAGCATTGAAAACTACGTTGTTTCCGGTAATCGAATAAGCCGTTCCAGACACCAAACTAAACACAGAGTTAGTGGCTTGATACACCTTTACGTGGTTATCGTTGAGGCGTGGAAAGGTGATACCGAACGTAATAGCCGTTCCGTTTGCTGTGTAATCTGTGTAAGAAAATGCCATAAAATTAGAAGATAATTAGTGGTTATGTGGTGTCAATTATTTTTGGTTTGGGTAGGTGATGAGCTTGTCGATTTCCTTTTTAACAGTGGAAATATCTTCCCGCTTACCACCCATTTTAAGGACTTGGTTGGCTGCTTTTTTGTTAGCCATGAACATCTTGAGTGTCGGGTATTCTTCCTTGGTCAAATCTAAGGCGGCAGCACGATATTTTGAAATTTCTTTTGTAATCATAGCTGCACGGGGGTTTTCTTCCCCACGGAAAATAGTTGTTTCAAGGTTTTGGTATTGAGGCGTTTTAATCAGTTCTTCCAAATGTTGACGGAGAGTTCTACCGTTAATTTTTATTTGACCAATGTTTTGTTGCCAACGGTCATAGGAATCTTGGTTGGCTTCAGGGAGGTTTGAGACACCCAACATGGAATACAATTTAGCCAAATTAGCGGTTCTTTTATTGATCTTTTGGCCTTTAAGGTTTTCTTGAGAGGCTTTGAAATCAAACACAGTCGGCTCGTTGGTGGATTTAGCCAGAGATTCAATGTCGGTATCCCCACTAAATGGAATGTTTCGCATATCATACATCTTACCCTCAACTGTTGTTTTATGTTTTTCGGGAGACGAAAAATTATACATTAGGCTATTTAACTCTGTTAGCAAAGGGTCATCTTTTCTAGAACCAACATAAAGTGGGTTGAAGAAGTCCACCAAAGGGATGTCTGTAATTGGGGCATCAATGTTTTCTCCAAGCACGTTGTAAGCTCTTGGGAGGAAGTAATTTTCTCCAAAAATCTTGCTACGAATTACTTCCGGTTGGCGACGAGCTAATTGCTGAGTAAAAGAGTGAAGCTCATATTGAAGGGGGTCACGAGATTCAAACACTGGGAAAGTAAGAGGGGCCACCCTGCGTCCCAAATAATTCAACCATTTTTCCCCAGCTGGCCCTGTATCTTCTGTTAAAGATTGGTGTAAATCCATAAACTGTTTAATGTTACTAAAATAAACTTTTTCAGACATTATTTGTGCTCCAACCATTCCCATAGCAGCTACCATATCTTTAACATTACGTTCTTCCATATGAGGGTTTTTCATGTATTGGGTAATATCCGCAGCAGCCATAAAATAAGTAGAAACCGGCTCAAAAAGACGTTTATACTCAAAAAAGTAATTTCCCGATGTTTCCATATCGGCTTTAATTCCCAATCCAATCATACCAGATTGAAGCATTTTACCGACAACCGAGCTTTTTGGGATTCTAAACGAATATGGCAAGTTCTCACTTAACCAAAGTTTACGAGCTTCTTTACTTCGGGGGGCATCTCCTGTTAAGTAGTTATTAGCAGCAGACATAAGAGCACCTTGAGTAATAAACATTCCCATCACTTGTCGCCCGATAGCTTGGTTTTTACGAAACTCGTTATTGGAAGCCATCGCTTCGGTAAACTCTCGTTGTATGTTTTTAAGAGTGGGAAAACGCTCGCTCATTAGCTTACCGTTAAGGGGAATGTTACCAACCGCTTCTGTAATCAAAGTTGTCGGAAGATACCTTCCGGTCATTTTTACTATATTTATGGGGCTTTGTATGAAATAAAACCCCAAAGCCAAACGTAAAGCTGGAAGACCAGTGAGTAATTGTTGGAATCTTTTACCCATACTTGAACTTCCAGTAGTGTAATTACCGAGATCGGACTGATAAGTAATTTGCCTAGCCCATTCTTCAGCTTCTTCCCCAGCAGCACCCAAGTCCTCCCTATATCGGGCTTCAACTCGACGGAGCATTTCGGGGTAGGCTTCTGTTCCTTCAAGTCCTTCTTTTTTAAGTTCTTCCAAGACCTCGTTGGTAATACGTTCTCTGGTATAGAGCTTGTTATTAGCATCCATCAACAAGTCACTGTTTTCATCAATGTATTGTTGTAACTTATCTCCACGGAGTCCTTTCATCTTACCTTCCACAAGGAACTTGGAACGAGCAGCAGCATAAGCGTTACTGGATTTGATAAATTCGTCAGCAGCAAGAATACCACGGTGAACCCCTCTGGAAACTTCCCCTATTACATCCACAGCCAAAGCAGTAAAAGGTGTTTTATTTGGGTCAATCCCGAATCTAGCAAAAGATTCAGAAGAAACGAGACCTTGTGAACGATAAGGCCCAGCGGCTCCATACACAGAACGAGCAATAGAAGCACCAATACCTTTTGTTTCAGCGGCTACTCGTTGGCTCCTATCCACTGGCATACCGCCACGGACTTCGACAAGCTGAGTAGATTTAGAACCAAAACTAGGTTCTGAAGTCTTAATAACACTCCAAGCAGCCGACCAGTTGGCTTGGAAACGCATCATTACGTAAGCGTAATACTTAAAAAATCCCTCAATTTCAAAAGCACGTTGCTTGAGAGCTTCAGTGTTTCCTTTCCCAAGGGGGAGTTTAATAGCCTCACTAGCCATACGTGCAAGACTCCCAAGAGTGCCATTCCAAGGGGCAATAAGCGTTTCACCAACACCCCCAATAGTGCTGATAATCGGGGTGTGAACCAAACTCATAACAGCACTTGTGAGCGTTTCCCCCAAAGCTCCTATAATTACGTCTTCATCAGTTTGATTCAAAGCTCGTTGCAAAGCTTTGGGGTTGTCGGAACGTAAGGTCATAGCCAGCATTTCCATGACTTTTTCGGCACGTTGGGAGTTGAGTCCTGCCATATCATCAATTCCAGCCTTTTTCATCATGTATTGAATGGTGGAAAAGTTACTAAAAGCGGGGTTAATTTGGCGAAGTTTGCGAAAAGCGTGTCCAAGCCGACCCCAATTCGTTCTAGCTTGTTCCAATGGGAGCAAAACCTTTTTAACGTCCTGCATAGCAACAATAGCTTCGGCAAGATCAGCTTCAGATTTACTGTTTCTCCATTTTAATTCAGCCGCTTCCAAATTTTTGATAGCTTGCTCTGACATAAAACGAGCCGCTAGGATTTGATAATTGGCATCCTCAATGGACTTGGCTCCTTTTTCCAGCATCGTAATACGATCTTGGTAGCCGTGATTTTTTAGCCAATCTTTAGACTCATTAAGCCTACGTTCAAAAGTCAGTTTATCCCCTTTGGCTTCCTGAAACTGCTTTTTAAGAGCCAAACCCAACGCAGTAATGGCTTGTTCAGGCTCACGAGTAATGGCGGCATTAAGAACTTCGATATTCAGAACGCTTCCAGCATCAGCTTGTTTCTTAACGTCATCCAACATCTTTCCAGTAATGAGCTTGGAGAACTCATCCAACTGCAAAGCATCGTCTTGAGTCTGTTTTTGCTGTGCTGGGGTAAGGGGTTTTACTTCGGGTTGCGCTTCACCCGATACGCTATCGCTAGGGCTTGGCGTAGGGGTTTCCCCGCCTTCAACTCCGTCTTTAGGTTCTTCTGAAACGCCTTCTTGCTTGAGCTTTTCTGTAGGGGCATCGGTAGGTTCTCCTTCTGTTTTGGGTTTAGGCTGTGCGTCTAGCTCATCCATAAGGGATTGGGCTAGTTCTTCATCAGTTTGATTGGACACAGGCTCACTGGAAAGCTGGTCTTTGACCTTGAAGGGACTGATACCAAGCACTTTGGAACCGAGGGCTGTGGGTTTGTTCATTCCAGCACCAACAAGAGTAGCAGCACCCAGCAAAGCGAAATCAAGCCGTCCGTCTTCCTGCCATTGGCGCATAGCTTCAGCAGCCATTTCGCTACCGCCGCCAAAAGCTACGTTCATAAAGTTCTCAAGTTTGAGCTTACCGACTGTGGAGTTAAGATCAGCAGTTCCTTTGATTAGTTCACGGCTGAATGATAGAGCATTTTTGACATT